TGGACTGGCGCGGCACGGCGAGTCGTGTCAGTATGTTGTTACATATGAATCCGCTACGCGCCGATGTAATGCGTAGTTTGCGATTAGAGGCTGTCGCACGCTATTTAGAAGCTGTCGAAAAAGACGGTTTTATTAAATGTCGCGTTGAGTCGGGCCCTTGTGGGACTCGGCTTTGGATTTTTTCCAGAATCGGGGAGGCTGCAGTAAGTGCGGGCCCTGCGATTGCGCAAAATGAGTCGAGCATATTTGATAAGGCATGAGGACGATACCATTGACACAGGGACAGGTTGCCATCGTTGACGACGACGCGCCCGCTTGGATTTTTGAAGTCAAGTGGTGTGCGCACCTCACTACAGCAGGATATTATGCCTTACGGGCGGTCCGGCGAGAAGATGGAAGTCGGACGGCACAACGAATGCATCGTGTAATTATAGGCGCGAAACCCGGCGAAAAGGTGGATCACAAAAACGGAGACGGCCTGAACAATTTAATGAGCAATTTGAGAATTACTACACAGGCTGGAAATCAGCGAGGGTTTGCCAAGATCCGGTCTAGTAATACTTCGGGGTTTCGAGGCGTTAGCTTGAATAAACTGACTCAAAAATTTAGGGCCTATCTTTGCCATGACGGACTACTTATAACTGTGGGATTTTTCCCCTATCGTGAGGACGCGGCCCGGGCACGAGACGCTAAAGCACGAGAGTTAGGCTGGCCAGAAGAGGGCATGAATTTCCCGCAATGAAAAGCGTCCTCACAGGAGTCCCTACCGAAAAGCTCTCGCCCGAGCGCGAGGCAGAGCTGCTCCTTGCTGGCGACACGGATACTGTGATTGCGCACAATCTGAGAGAAGCCGCGATCTATGCAAAAGGTTCCTCTCAGGGCCGCGGGCTCAGCGATGGCGAACTCGTGAGCGCCGCCTTCGACGGGCTGACTGCCGCAATCAAGAATTTCAAGCCGGACCGCATCACGTTTTTCGCCTACGCCAAGCCCTACGTCCGAGGCGCACTCAGCCGGGCGACCCGGTCGAATTGCGTTGTGCGAACCGTGCGCGAGGCCGAGCCGCTGCCGGACGAAGAGCCAGAGGAAGACGAAACGGAGTGCTACGTGCCGCCCTGGCGGCTTTCCGAGGGGCACGAGCCTGAGCTTGAGACGATCTTTCTCAAAGACGAGTGGGCCCAGATTCGTCCAGTATTATTTGAGGTGCTCGACGAAAAAGAGAGACTCATTATCGAGCTGAGCTATATCGGCGGCCTGAATCTTCGCGAGATTTCTGATTTACTCGGCGTCAGCCGATCCGATATACATCACAGCCGGATGGAAGCTTTAAAAAAGGTCAGGAATCGGCTGATGGACAATAATCAATTTTCTCGGGAATGAATTTAAGCGCTGATAGTGTAATGGTCAACATACCGCCTCACCAGGGCGGAGATGGGGGTTCGAATCCGACCTCAGCGCTCCATTTTTTACTGTGTCATACGCACACTGCTGTGGATTTTGTTCGCCAGCATCATTCACGCCTTCCTAATGTGCAGTTGTCACCTTGGAAGTATGCTTTTATGGCGCTCGTTGGAGACAAGATGGTAGCCGCGGCCCTGTGGAACAATCCATCGGCACGTTGCTTGCCTGGACACTGGGCCGAGCTACGTCGTCTGGCATGCTCTCCCGAGGCGCCTCGGAATACGTGCAGTGCTTTTCTCGGATACATGATTCGATGGCTGAAAAAGAATCATCCTGAGCATCAGAAGGCGATCTCGTATCAAGACTTGGACGTGCATCAAGGGACGATCTATAAAGCGGCGGGATGGACGGTAGAATACGTGTCGAAGCGGCGGACGCGAGACCGCAGTAAGCCTCGCAAGGGAACCGAGCGAGCGTATCGCTCAAATCTGAATGGTGTGCTAGTTGATTCCGCTCCGAAAGCGCGCTGGGCGAAGTTGCTATGAACGTCTGCGGAATTGACATCGGGACCAAGACGGGCTATGCTATGAACATCGGCCCCAATTTTCAGGCAGGCACCTGGAAGTTAGCGTCTGCCAGCGAAGTCGCTAAGTGGGGTAAGGAGCGTTTAACAAGACGCAAAGATCCCCGCGTTGAGAGGCTCTGCGAAAGGTTCTCGACGCTGCCGATGTTTGATGTTATTGTGGTAGAAGATGTCCAGTTCGGATCTACGACGTATCAAGCGCATCTCTGGGCAGGCTTGCGAAGTGCGGTTTGGCTTTGCGCGAAGGCTCGGCACTTCGACGCGGTGCCAGTGGGCACGCTGAAGAAATTTGCCACCGGCTCGGGAGCTGCCGATAAGGATGCAATGAGTGCTGCGCTAAAGCGCCAACACACAGAGCTGTGGCGCACGGAATATGATGATAACGCTATAGATGCGATTTGGTTGTGGCTTTGGGGACGTAAAAATTTAGGACGAATGCCGGTATGAGAAAGATCCCGCTCACGCAAGGAAGATTTGCTATATAAGTCAAACTATGAAAAGTGAAAAACCTTGGTCAGAAGAAGAATTGGTTAAACTCTGCACGCTGCGCGACGAGAAGCGTCTAACATGGTCAGAAGTTGGGGCTACCCTTGGCCGAACGCTTGAAAGCTGCCGTTTGAAATACTCCCGCAGCAAAGGTCGGGTTATTTTTCATCAAGGACCTGTAGGCCCTACAGGAGCCTGTTCACCGCCCCGTGAACAGGCCGTTTCTAGTGAACAGACGCTCGGCCCTACTGGGTGCGAGGGGGGTCCCGGAAGCGTGGGCGTTTCTAGTGAACCAGCCAAGAAAGGGCCTGCGGTCAAGCACAGCTTCGACCTGCCCAAGCCCGAGTTCGGTCGCTTGCCCTTAGAGATTCTTGACAGCGGCGGCTGGCAGAGGTTTGGGCTCGTGTCGGACACACACTTGTGCTGCAAGGAGGAACGGCTAGATGCGCTGCACGCACAGTACGACTTATTCGCGTGCGAAGGCATCACGACAGTTTTTCATGGGGGGAATCTCGTCGATGGCTACGTTGCCAGGATCAACGGTGATTCCGTTTTCGAGACGACCATTGATGGGCAGGCGCAATATGCAATCGACAACTACCCTCAGCGCCCAAACATCACGACGCATTTCATCACGGGAGACGACCACGAGTCGTGGTTTGCTCCGGGGTTTAACTTCGGGGCCTATTTGGATATGCTTTCCAAGGCGCAGGGTCGAAACGATCTCAATTACATCGGGCATTGCGAGGCGGATATCGAGCTGCGCTCGGGGCCCCACGTTCAGATCATCAAAGTCATGCACCCGGGCGGGGGTAGTGCATATGCTCGATCTTATAAAGGCCAGAAGATTGTCGAATCCTTCCAGGGTGGCGAAAAACCCGCGATTCTTCTGATCGGCCACTACCACGTGTCTGGCTACACCTTTGATCGGAATGTGCATGTCATTGGCATGCCTGGCTTTCAAGATCAGACGGTCTTCGGACGTAAGAAGCAGCTGCGGTTTGAGGTCGGCGGCTGCTTGATGGAGTTCAAAATGTCTGCAATTACCGGGTCGATTACGCGGTTTCGCCCCGAATTTTCAATGTTTTTTGATAGGGGCTTCTATAAGCCGTTCTTGAAGTCGGACGCCCGAATCCTTAAAGGGCACCTTAAAATCGACATAGAATGAAGCTACTTCCTATATGGACTACGGCGAACTGATGAACAAGCTACGTAGCGCCGATGACGACCTTCCCGGCCGTTTCGCATTCTCCGCAGGCATCTTGCTCTGCGGCCGGATCGAGCGTTACCTCAAGATGTGTAACGCGTCCGGCCAAAAGCTGAACGCGTGGTGTGGCAAAGGCTGGTTCGAGCGCGACTGGATCGTGCGCGGAAGTGTGCGGGAGCTGCGGTCGTTCGCTCTTTGGCTCGGGAGGTTATAATATGCATTTTGAATTAGAGGGTGTGTTGCCAATCCGGCCACACTTAAATCGCTAGAAAGGGCCTCTAGTTCTGTTGAAAGTATGAAAAAAGAAGTCATGATCTTTATTGGGACGGGCAAAGGTTACAAAGTTAATACCCCCAAACAAAGAAAAAAGCTGCAAATCTTATTGAGAGCACGTACTTTGAGAAGAGCGACGGCCTCCTGAATGCTATATGCTGAAAACTAGAGTTAAAAACTTAGAGATAGACCTTGCCGCAGCAAAGAACGATCATGAGCATTTAATAGCTCACTTTCGAGTTCTCAGGGCGCAGTTTCACACGCTTTTGCAGCATCTTAAGCTTGATGTGGTTGAAGAGCCGTCGAAGCTTGTCATAAAAAATCGCGATGAACAGACTACATAGTTCCGCGGAAACGCTGGCGACGCTTAAAGATCAGATAGAAAAATATTTATCAAATGACGGGGCGGAGTATAGTGTTCAGGAGCCGCCCACTTCCGGGCGAAGCGCCGCTAGTAGGCCCTTGCGGCGTTAAGGCGTTCGCACGTTTGGTTGCCAACGATTTTTGAGCTGAGGCGGCCATCGTCTTGGGGGCAGACAGTTCAATAGGTCCTGCCGCAGGCATTCCTCCCCCCGTCGCCACTCCTTGCGGCACTTCGGCATTCAGAACCGGGTTAGCTGCGCCAGATTTACCGATCTCGGCGTTCACCTGGTCAAATGGGGGCGCAATAGATTGCAGCTGTCCGGCAGCATCGGCGGCCTTTACGTCGTCGCCAGAAATGTGGAGCGAGTTGAAAACTACCCCCTGCTGGCCGTCCAACGAGCGATAAAAATTCACGCCGGCATTCATCAGCGCGTCTTTGTTTTTCGAGATCAGCTTGGCCGCCGGGTCTTTGTCGAATTGCGCAAGCACTGCCGAAAAGGCACCGGGCGAGCCGCTGAGCACGCCCTGCATGGCGGGGATTTTGAGCAAGTCATCTGGCAACTCTGCGCCACTGTCTGCCGCAGGCGCTGCTGCTACTGGTTCCGCGCCCGCACGGGGTTGCACAATTTCTTCAACAGGATCTTGTTCAGCCATAAATTACTTCTTTGTTTTGGCGAGCCCGGCCCGCACGTTTTTCAGCCAATTTTTGTTCAGCCCGGAGGGATCATTGGCGACCCCTAAAGGAGCATACCTCTTAGCCAAAAATTCGATGTAATCTCCTGGGCGTCCCGCATCATGCCAGCGCTTCCAGTTATTACGAACCGTGTTAATGGCGACTTGGCGAGCCTCTTGAGCGTTCGCTACTTTCACGCTAAGAATTCCATACGGTTTTTTCGCCTTCGCGCCGCCTTCAGCGACGTAGATAGCGTCAGCGATACGCTCCGCCTCTTTTTGGGCCATCGGAACGAAGGACGTTGTGGTTCCTTTCGGGGCAGTAACCGTTTTCGCGGCCGCCCCTGGCTGAAACTGCGTTGTTTGCATGGTCCCTCCCGGAAAAGGAGGTTCATAACTCGGATCGGCCGCCCGCAGCGCTTTTCCAATTCCGCCCGTGCCTGTCGAAGCTTCGTAAGCTTCTTTGAAAAACTGTGCTTGGGCCGCAATCGCGGAGGCGTCGTCGAACCTCATCGCTCGGATCGCCGCAACGGCACCGGGGCCTATAGTCTCGTACTGTGTTTTTAAATCGTTGACAAAGGCAATATCTGTCGCGCCGCGCCCGACTACTAGAGCCTCCGCCGTTAGACTCGTAGGCAAGCCCGCAGACCAGCCTGAAAATTCAGCGGGCGACATTTTTTTCACCATCTCGGCAGTCTCGACCGCCGACTTGGCCTGAAGCTGAGCGTCGAGTTCGAAAACAGGCGGCTCCGCCATCCCAGGCAGCGATTTGCTCTGTTTGATATCCGCGAGAGTAAGGAGGGCGGTATCGCCCCCACTCCCTATTTTACGGGCCCTCTCTTTTGCCGCCCAAGCTGCTGTTTCCGGCACGTCTACGTAGCTTACTTTTGGGCCGTATGTGGCGGCCTTTTCGGGGGAGCCTGTGAAAAAAGCTCCGCCAGCCCCGGCGCCCGCAGTCCCGCCCTCGCCATGATAAAGCCGGACGAAACCCGATGGTACTTCGGGCAAATCTTTGACGATCTCTTTTACTGGCATGAACATCGCGTTCTCCATGAGATCCGCCGTCTCGACCGCCGACTTGGCCTGAAGCTGAGCAGAGCCGCTTTCTAATAAGCGCTCCTTAGGGACCGCCGCGCTTTTGGTCTGTTGAAAGGTATCTGTAGCATCTAATAAGGCTATGAAAACCCCTCGTTGAGTGCCTTCGAGATATTCTGGCTGATCCGCAAAATCTGCAGCACTTAAAACCTCTGGCCAATCCTTGGCTATGATAGGTTCTTTTGTTTTCATATTTACGCCAGCCACGTCTCCTGGCTGCAAACCGCCTGTAGATTTTTTTAGAAAGCTTGCCACTCGATTTTGAACCGCCTCTGGCAACGTTGGCCACACCTCTTCAAAGAACGTTTTAAAAGTTTTTTTCACCGAAACGCCGCGGTCAACTGCATTCTCTAAAAGAGAGGCCCCCACCTGTTCTCGGGCGGAGTCTTTGATCATTGAGTTGAGCAGGCTTCGCAAATCAGAAGTATTCTTAATCTGTGGAGGATTCTGCGGCTGAAGACCCGCTTGCACCACTAAAGAGTTCGATCGGAACTGCGGCTGCTCCGGGGCACCCTGGACTTCCTTGATATTTTCGAGATTCAAGTTCTGCCAAGCCTCGATCAGCGACGGCATTGGCTTGCCCGCGGTTTGGGCAGCCTTTTCTAGCTGGTTGCGGAGTGGGTTAACCTCAGCAATTTGCATGCCTTCGATTCCCTGACGCGCTGCCTCCGGGCCGGTGAATTCTCCGCGGGGGCGAACCGGTGGCTCTACGCGCCCAGGCTTCGTTGCGGCACTGACTAGCTGCCCCATGGCATTCTGCGACATTTTCCCCTTCTGAAGCCGCGGGGTTTCCGGCAGTTTAAAGCCAAACAGAAAATTTATCAGGTCGGCCTTGCCTTGTTCTAAGGGTTTCGCTCCGGGCCGCACAGGCGGCGCGAAACCTCCCGCCTCCGTTACTGATTTAGGCACTACGAGCGGCTCCCCCGCGCCGGTGGCGCCGCTGGCGTAGTTTTGTACCGCCCGTTGCGTGTCTGAGTAAAGCTCTTGCCAGGCTTCTGGGGTGAAAGTTTTTGTCTTGGCATCAATAGCGTACGAAACTAAGGCTTCAGCCTCTGGCGTCTCCGCCAAGAATTTTGCGAGTTTGTGGGCGTTGGATGCAAAAACTTCAGGAGCCCAGCCCTGGACCTGATATTTGCCTCCTTTGGTCTTGACGATTTTTTCAGGAAAAAATGTCTTCGGCCACAGGGCGCGCGCTTCGGCAGGCGCGGTGCGATGAAATTCGATCAGATCGCGTCGCACATCGCGGTTCGAAGATATCGCCGCCGCAGGCTCATCTGGCGCACTAAGATAATTCGGCAGAATTCCCTCTTTCGTCGCAATAGACTCGGCGATCTGTCCCAGCAATTCGCGGGGAGATCTAGTGCCGCCGACGTAGGGCTCTGTGGGCGCCTCTGCGGCGATGTTTCGGGCCTCCTCAATAACAGCCACTTCGGGCGCGGCGGCCTCAACTATGGGAGCTTCTTCAATGACCGCTTTCTGTTGGGATTTCGGAGGCAGTTTTTCAACTATGGGGCGACGAAAAACTGCTTCTGCGGGCACATCAGCTCGCTCGACCAGCGGCCCCAGTTCTCGGGCGGCTTCTGAAAGACTCACGGGCTTAGGCCGGGGAGTCACAAGCGCAGGAGTCTCTAGGGGTCGCGGCGATAACACCTCACGGGCGGCGTCGCGAACAACATCGTTGAGACGCAGAGAAGACGGCGCTCCCGCGGGGGTCTTCGCCTGAGCGGTCAAATCAAGGCCTAGCTCCTCTGCAAAATCCGTTATTGCGCGGCCGACCTTTTTTAGTAACGTCGGTGGCGTTTTCAAGCTACGAATCGGCGCGTTCTTGAAAAGTTGCGAAAAGTTTTCTGCGATTAACTCCTCCAGTATGTAGCTCTCGGAAACGGGGCGCTTAAGCCGGGATTCATAATCCGCCTTGTACGCCTGAATTTGCTCTGGAGTATAGGAGTCGCGGGCCGCTTGAATTAACTCTGCCTGGCGTTCTGGAGCTAGCATCGACTTAAACAAGTGCCCAACTTCGTGTGTCACTTCTGCCGCATTGCTGTTGAGTATTACTGCTCTCCGTGTTTTTCCGTCAGCCGCTGGCAGGGATGTGTCGAAATAGCCCTGAGCGTCCGTTACGTCTCGCAGTTGCGCAAGCTCGGGCGCGGTAAGGGGGCCCCCTTTCGTGCGCTCCGCGTTTTCCAGCAGAGTCTGCTCGAAAACATCAGGACTCAGTACGTAGATTTCGCCGCCGAGATCGCGCACCGTCTCTCTGAACGCGTTGATAGAGTTCTGCGACGCTTCTGGCAGGGTCTTTATAGTCTCTGCGTGGACCGCGTCAAGCGCAGGCTCGATGCCATAGGCCTTCGAGGAGGTTTTAGGAAACGCAAAATCCTGCGGCCCGAGCTTTGCGCCCGAAATAAAACGGCCTGGAGCTTCCGCAGCTGAGACAATGCCTTTTGCCCCGCCGCCGAGCAACGCGCCCGCGCCGAGGATTGCGCCTGCAGTCTTATCGTCGTCGGAGAGTGCCGCGAGCGGCGCACCTGCGGCAGCGCCTTCTGCGGCACCTGCAAGCGCGGTCTGAAAAGTCTTCGAGCCCGCGAGTACGTTGCCGAATTGCTGTACCTTCTGCCCGACAAACTCTAGGGGCGGAGCAACAATCTTTTTCAATCCCGTCCGGATGGCCTGACCTGCAAAATGTCCTCCGGCCGCTCCGGGCAGTCCTCCACCGCCCATGAGTCCGCTAACGGCGCCCGCAGCTGGTGCTAAGGGAGCCAATTTCCGGGATGCCGCTCCGGTCAATTCTATACCTTTTCCCGCTGCGGTGATCGGAGAAGTTACCCCCCGGGCGAGAAGCTTGCCGAGAGTGTTCTCGGCGGCGGCTCGCGTGGCCGCAGTGAAAACTACGTTGCCGGCGGTATTTACAGCTTTGAAGACGCCTCCGGCGGCGATGATAGTGAGCGGATCTACGAGGCTGAGGCGCTCAATCACCTCGGGATTAAGAACGATGCCTTCTTTCGCCAAAGTATCTGCGTCGAGGCCGAGGGTTTTAGCCGCTTCGCCCTTACCGCTGGCGACTTCCTTGAGCTGCTTGCCGAACTCTACGTCGGCGCTCATCTCTTGCAGCAGCTGTTGATCGGATTTTTCAACGGGCGGCTCTCCTAACTCCGAGACGGCGGCTTCTCCCGCAGCAGCATCGAGCTTTCGCAGCCCGGTACGCGCGAGGTCTGAAAGCCCTGTGGCGGATAACTCTGTGCCTGCGGCGCTCTCTGCGACCCCCTTTATCTGAACTCGCTTCGTCTCCGCCGCAAGTTCCCTACGCATTTGCGGATCGAAGATATCGCCCGTGAAAATACTGCCGACGAGGTTCGCGGCGGGCTGAATTCCGACATTGATTGCGCCCGCGGTTAAGTCTCGCAGTCCCCCGAAAATTTTTCCGACTGTCGGCACCGCTTCCTTAGCGGCTTCTTTAATCACCTGCCCGGCTTTGAGGCCTTCCTTATCTCGGCGACGGCGAACTTCGAGAAGCTTTGCGAGCTTCGCGGGCTCTTTAGCCACGTCGGGGTTCGTGGCGAAATATTCTACGGGGCTGAACTTATCGCGGTCTGCGTCGAGGTCTTCTACCGAACGAAGGTCGAGGTCGTCTGCTTGTTGCAGCCCTGAAAAAGGATCTTGGAACTGCTCCAGCCCTGCGAACGGATCTGGCACCTCCGCTGTTGGTGCTTTGGCTTCCAAGCCCGCGAACGGGTCCGCAGGCGCAGCTTGAATGGGCGGTTGAAACGGAGGTGCGTTTTCAGCCGTCGGGATGACTGCCTCCGGCGGATTATCGAGGATACTCGGCATACTCTATTGCGACGGCCGATAATTAGGATTCTTGAGAACCTTGCCTTTGGAGGGACCTGAAATAGCGGTAATCCATTCTACCGTTGGCGGCGCTTCTGCCGGCGTGTTGACCCCTAGAGGATTGCCGGAAGTCCCAGAGGCCGCAGCGGTCGCTGCAACGGGAGTGAAAAGATCGCCCGACTTTTCTTTGGCAGCGGTGTCCGAAGACTCCGTCCAATCCTTCGGCGCGAATAAATCGCCCGCGGGCTTCGGCACTTTCCCGTTCAGGATATCAATATTCGTTCGCGTCATTGACCTCCAACGATTCAGATAGTCCGCCCAGACTTCAGGAGAGCTGTTGAGCTGCGGAACTGTTGCTTTCAAAAAGAGGACATCCCTGTCGGAAAGATTCCCCTTCATGACCTGCGCACCTTCGAGAATCTTGGAGCTGATCGTCATTTTCAAAACCTGCTGATCGTCGTATTGCTCTTTTCGAACCCCGAAGAAGGCTCCAATTCTGTTTCCAATTTCATAAACTCCGCTTCCTTCCCTAGCACCTACCGCAGGCTCCGTCCTAGTAACAATTTCGAGTGCTTTATCAATGTTAGGCAATGATGCTTGGGCGGTATGTAGTCTCAGAACGCGGTCCACAGTATCGGCAGGCTTTTCAGCCTGTGCAATTGTGGGTCCCATTGAAAACCCCTTTTCAAGAGGCGTTCCAAAAGGCGAAACTCCGGCGGGCGCCTCGGCTGAAATCGTTGGCACCGGCGTCGGCGCAGGAGTCGCACGAGGCTCCACTATTGCTCCGGGCCCTCTTGTTTTAGCTTCAGCCTCCCGGGCGGCCACTTGTACGGGAGCCGTGCGAGATTCTTCGGGGGACAGCGGCATTCCATTCATTCCGATACCCGGGGGCGATACGTTAGCTGACCGGGGGGAAACCACGGTCTGCGCGGTTCCTGGCGCTTGAGCCGAAAAGGGCGACGCAATAACTCTATCAAGATTTTGTACGTGTTTCGAATCTACTGGCACTCCCTGCTTTGTAACACTCGATATGATTCGCGCATCATTATCATAATGTGCTTCAATGTTGTTTCGCTCCAGGATCGCTTTGTCCTTTTCAGCTTTTTGCAACTTTAATCGCGAGCCAATAACCGCCATTTGGGCGTAGTCAGGCTCTCCCGCCGCAGTTTTTGGATCTTCCGAAATGGCGGCCATAGACCGCAGCTCGTCATAATCTTTGACGCCGGGGAACTTGAGGTAAACCTGAGTGCGTAAAGCTTGCGCCTCAGCGACTCCTGCTTGCGCAGTGCCTGCGGCAGTCTGCTGCGCCCGCAGTGCCTGCTGTTCCGGAGAGATCGCTTCCTGCGCGCCCATCAACTCGGCTTTTTGCTTAGTTTTGCCGAGTTCGCCTACGCGCGAAATCACGTCGTCTGCGGTTATAAATCCTGATCGAAACGCGTCGCTTAGCAACGCGACATTGCGCGGCTCGACAACGCTTTCTGGCTTGCCGATTAGTGACGACGGGTCGATGCGCCCGATTCCTGGGGTAGCGGCTCCTGCGGGCATAATTTTAAGTAATTTGATGCACTTGTTCCAAATGCTTGATGAGTTTTTCTTGTACAACCTCTGCGGCGGCTCGTGCTAAAAGTTCCTCCTCAGTCGTTTCAAATCGGCTAAGGATAAAATCATAGGAAGACTCGCTCCCATTAAGCACTATCCATACGTTAAATACGCCCTTTGTGCCGGTATCGCTCGGGGTTCTGTGCAATATGCGTGAGACGCTCCAGACATTGGAAAGATCAATTGCAGCGCCGTTTGGGAACCTGAATATAGTTGTCATGGCTTTAATATAGCACGGGATTGCTCGACCAGCCACTGGTGGTTGCGTTGACGCTCCCGAAGCGCTGACGTTGGCGTTGGGCCGCCATGGATTTCGCTTTTTGCTGCTGTTGCTGCTGCTTAAAATAGTCCGTCTCAGCTTGCTTTTGCGCTTTCATCTGTTCGGCTTGCTGCGCGCGTTGCTCGGCTGCAAGACTGGCCACGCCGCCGAGGGTGACTAGCGGATTGCCTCCAGCTAGGGGCACCTGTGGCGCCATCCAGCCGCTCTGGAGGTTGTTCGTTGCTCCCGCCAGAAAAGGCGGGGCTCCCGGGATGTTCAGCGCTGCAAAGTTATTAGGAACCGGGACGGGTTGCGGAGCTGCGCCGCCGCCGGGTTGCGTGCCGAGATTCCCAAGTATGGTCCCCAATAGCGAATTGTAAGGCTGCCCTGCGCGGGGGTCTGCCAACGGATCTGTTTCGGGGCGTTCTTGAAAACTTTCAGCCGCGTCGGGGAACATCTGCGCAAGCAGTTGCTCTAAAGGCGTAGTCTGCGTCTTTGATTTTCGCAAGTCTGGAGGTAATCCGAGTTCGGCCTCCGTCAGATTGTATTTGCTAAGGTCGCTCGGGCCGCCTAACGGAGGCGGGGGAGCACCAACGGGCGGCGGCGCTACGACGGGCGGGGGTAGCGTTTGGACAACAGTAGCCTGGGGCGTCAGAGAACCAGCCGTCCAGCCAGAGGTCGTCGGTCCAGAAAAGCTTGGGCCTTTTTTGGTGGGCCCCGCAGAGGTAGGCAACGCGCTCGTGGGCGCAGCCGCGGTAGCTAATTGCTGAGCCCCGAAGGTAGTCGCAGTTGGTGGCTGACTACCCGGCGCCACAGTGGCGAGCTTCGCCGCCTCCTGGGCGGCTTTTTCTTCAGCGGGAGTGCGCGGTTTAAGTGCAGGAAGATTTGTATTGAGCTGCGCGTTTAATTTGTCTTGATATGCCTTCCGTTCGGCGGCCGTCAGGGGCGAGTCTTTGCTCCATAACACGCTCACAGAGCCGCTCACTGCGGGAGGCGCGGGTGCTTTTTTCTTTTTTGCCATATGCTTTTCTTATCCGTAAAATAGCGACATCCACTCGTCATCGCTCATCGCTTTCTTGGGCGATGATTTAAATAATGACGCCGTAGATGGTAGCGCTTGCGCACCGAAACGGGCCGCTTGACCAATCCCTGAATTCAGCAATTGTGCTTGGGCGAACCCGCCCTTTGCCGCCGCATCGGCTGACGCCTGAGCTAATTGATTCGTGGCGCCCACACGCGCAAGCCAGATGTTGGCGACCGATTCGCCGGATAGTCCCGCTTCAGGCACTGCGGCAGCGCTCGTCTTGAACGCGGTATCCGCTGCCGAAAATTTGTTTAGCTCCTGGCTCTGCAGGTTGGGAAAAAGCGATCCAAGAATAGATGCGCGACTTTGCTCTAAATTCTGCGCTTGACCAAGCAAACCCGCTGCCCGCTCTTGGCGCTCTTTTTGTAGCGCTAGGCCGCGCTCACCCACGAGGGTAGTGAGCAATTGCCCGCCGAAGCCGGAACCGCCTGCACCCCCCGTACCCTTTCCAGACTTCTGCAGCCCTGTCTGCACCAGTTCCGCTTGGACATCCGGGGGCAGCGTCGCGCCCGCATGAAGCTCTTTCAGCGCGGCGTCAATGAGAGCGTTTTTACCCTCAAGCATGCGCGGATCGCCCGCGAGCGCTTCTTGTGTCGCTTGGGCGGCAACCTTATCGGCGTTCGTTTCCCCGCCGGTAATGTCGGACAGGAGTTTGCCTTGCGCCGTTTCGGCGGCATAACGATTCGCGAGCAGTTGAGGATCGACGACACCTTGCAGGGCGAGTTGATTCTGGACACGCGCAACGTCCGCCGCCCGCGCGGCAGCATTGACTTTGTCTGGATTTAGCTCGTTGTAAACAAATTCACGCTGGCGCTGCAATGCTTTTATTTGCGCTGCAGTAGCTTGTTTCGTAGCGTTCGCTGAAATGCTCGCTGCCGCTACTGATCCGGCGGCACCTATGATTTCGGACATAATAGCTCCTTGGTATAGATTATCTCTGACCGGGAAAACCCGTTTTTCAAATAGCCAACGCCCCGTTTGGCAGGGCTCAACGCCTCATGCGCGGCTGCCTGGATGTCAACGCAGCCAGCTTCCCGTGCGGCAGCTTCGAACGCCTCGAAAACCTCCCAAGTCGCCCCCGTATGCCGAACCTCCGGCAGTGAAAACCAGAACGCCACGCTGGCGCGCTTGAGACCGGAGAACAGGTCGTCCGTAATAAGGGCACCGAGAACGCAATCGGGACCCGCCCAGGTGCGCGCTAGGCCTGTCCGCATCCAAGTCTGCCAGGTAGCGAAGAAATGGGGCAGGTCGAGCGGGCGCTTGGCTTCGACGGCCCAGACATGTTGAATAATCGCACCAAATCTTTCAACTGAAAAGTTTTCGGCCGTTATTTCGGAAACGTTGATCACCATGAAATAGTGTCGGTTTTTTGGGGGTTTGTCTATTCTTTTACGAGCGCGTAAAGCGCCAAAGCCGGCACGACGTTGACTGCGCCAGCCGTCACGGTCGTGAAAAACGTCTCAAAAGCCTGTCGCTGAGGCACATCCGTGCCCGTAGAGAGCGGATTACCGCCCCCGGAGTCGGCCGTTGCCTGGGAAATCACCCTTCCCCGCAGTGCCTGGTTGGCGGCCCCATTAAGGGCCCAGCCCGGGTTAAACTGCAGAGCCTCCGTTAGCGTTTCGAAAAGCACGAACTTGAAATCACCCGGAGTGCCGGAAACGGTCCTCCATTTGCCGCGGTTAAACCAAATCTCAACGTTGATGTCCGTGTCGTAATAACGCTCGTATTCAGCGGGATTAGAGGGCCTGCTAGCCGTGTTCCCCGAGGCTGGCACTCCGACAAAAGGCCTCCAAACGCTGCCGGTCCATTCATACCAGCTGAGGGCACGGCCGTAACTCGCGTCCGTAGTCGTCGGATCGCGTTCTGTTTTCAGCCAGAGCGGCGGATCAACGCCCCCAGGAGTTGAATTTCCGATGAAGTACCAGTGCGTCTCGCTAGCGCTGATGTCGAGAGGCACATAGCGCTTCGTTACTTCGGAAAACACATACCACTGCGTGCCGCCCTTGAGCCAGGGGCCGACATCTGACGTTGGTTCAACGTCGGAGATTACGAAAAACGAATTGCCAGAGGGCGAGACGATTTTGAATCGTCGAACCATCTCAACCAGCAGTTGTTGAGGCGTGCCTTTGAACGTGGTGGGCAGTGCGCCCGCTTGAATTATAAGGTTTGTATCAATTAAAGCCATGATAGTGAAGGAGTTAGGTTGGTCCGTTTTCTAAATACATACACGGGGGCGCCGACGCGGGGCATCCAGAATAAATTCTTTGATACGACCCAATCGGAGTATCGCCCACAGCTTTAATACCTGCCCAGATCGGATCAACAGCGCCCCAGAGCAAATATACCCAGTATCTATCCACTGGCGAAGTGACGGGCCACGGGTCCAGCGTGTATCCAAATAGGCTAGCTTCGAGGTTCGCTTTGGTGTCGGGACCAAAAACTTGCGCAAAGGCGCCTTTAAACCCGTTCATCTTAATCGGGTCAAATGCAGGACCTGGAGTGATAAAGAAGTCCATCGAGTCCCCGTAAAAAATGGCATCATAGAACCGGTTTTGGAAGAAACCTTCTACCGAGGTTCCTTCCCACTCGACAGCGCTCGGGTCCATCTCTAATGGGTAGTTGGCACTAGTAAAATTGGTGCATCCCGCCTCGCCGAGGTCCAGTTTAGCAATAGGCAGTACTTCGAGAATCCAAGTTTCATAGTCTCGAATGTGCCAAGAGTTGGGCTGTGTAATCAGCCCGAGGTTTTGAATTACCTCCCACTGAGGACACGAGTTGCCGCATTCGAAGTCTGCAATCGGGAATTCAACACCGTTGAGGAAGACCGTGGCGTTCCACTGTAAACTCATAGATCCCCCGGTATGGGAGAACTGGAAAAGCTTGCCGACAGGAACCAGGGCCTCTAAGGTTTCTTGGTTGGTGATACAAGAGTCTCCCGTTGGAGTATTGGACAAATCTGTACTGTTAACGCCGTTGTTGTAAGCTAATAGACAGCCTGGCGGTAAGAAACAGCATTCTTCGCAATCGAGAGTCGCGGGGCCGCATCCGCCCTCAGCAATGCTTTGGATTGAGCCCCCTCGATAGTATACGTCATAGCTCGATACTTCCGCTGCCCCCGAAATCAAGACGGCATTTGGCCCCGGGGGAACGGAGAAAATACCTAAGCTAGTTGGGCCAGCTGTCGCAAAGGTGGCCGGCAGATCCGTTCCCTCGCCATCGCACGAGTAGATGGCTGTCAGGGTGTAGTTGGCGTTCATCAGCACCGAAGTGGTGAGGTTTTGGCTGTAAAGCGCGCCATCTAATAGCCACCTATTAAAAGCTGAGAAATTATTAGTTAGCTCGGCCGTCACGAAAACCGTCTGGCCGGTGTTGAATTCCCGCTGTGCCGCCGTGACGCCGGAGCCCGCGCCGTTCACGTCTGCTGGACCCAGGCTGAAGGGGACGCCTAGGTTCGGGTCCGAGGTAACGATCAGCGTGAAAGTGCCGCCACCGCTGCCAGTTGGACATGGGATGGGGTCGCTAGGGGGACCTTCGCCCTCTAATGTGATGGCAGTAACAACTAACTCGCAAGGCCCCTCGGGAGGCGGCACGAAGGGTCCGTTAGGTAGCACAAAAGGTCCTTGAACGCATTGTGCAAGGGGCACCGCGATATTATCGCCGCCAATGAAATATATATTGAAGCAGAGGGCGCCAGGAAAAGTGTTCCAACTCAAAGTAAATCCGCCGGCGCCGCCGAGCACGAGTCCCGTGACTTTTCCAATCGACGGTTCGCTAAGAACAATCACGGGAGAGCTGGAGCCGCTGAATACGACTTCGCAGATCGGCGGAGCGACGTAGTGCAACGGCAGCTGACGGGCGTATAAAATTTCCCAGACGGTGTTCATGGAACGGCTTCGAGCGTAACTGTTGCACGCAAATCGGCTCCAGATATCCTGGTAAAAATGCCAGGAGCGTCTAACCGGCCGACGGGCGTCTGGCCAAACCAACTTATTTGCGCAACTCCCGCAGTACTGTTAAAATTGATTACGATAAACCAGTTGCCAGATACCGCCGGAGGAGGGCCTAAGATTGACACGTAACTCATTTGAAAACCGTTGATCGCCCCAATCGGAATTGGAAACTGGTATTTGCCGTTCACGTCTTGATAGAAATACGTTCTATTGCCACTGCCCGGAATTACCAAGCGATTGAACGAGCCGTCCCATTCGCAAGCGTCTGAAGGTTCTGAGGCAAAGGGCTCGGGGGGACTCTGGGGCACTGCGAAAAACGGTTCAACGCCGCCGTAGCCTGTGATTTTGTAGAACGCGGGCCGCAACAGCATAGTTGCAGAAGTCGGCGACGCTACGAAATATGTCAGCGACGTATTCAGCGTCAGCGTCACCGTCTTGTTCACCAGCATCGCGGCTTCCACCACCGCAATATCGACTTCGACGGAGCTGAAGCCGTTCGGGATTGTCGCAAAGGTCGATACCAACGTATAATCGAGACCATTAACCGCAGTGCCGCTAAGGGTGAAATTCACGAGCAGATTGCCGCTCGTCCCATTGCGCGAGATAGTGAACGCCGCCGGGAAATTATCCACGGAAGCTTGTGGGCAGCTCGTAACCGACACGTTGTATGCGGTTCCTCCACCGCCAGGCAGCACCACTGGATCGCTCGGCGGACCTTCGCCTTCGAGCGTGATGGGCGTGACAATGAGTTCGCCGGGCCCTATGCCAGGAGGGATATCGAAAAATGGATCTGTGACGCACTGCGCTAATGGCACTGCGACATTATCGCCGCCAATGAAATATACGTTGTAGCAGATGGCGCCGGGAAAAGCATTCCAGCTCAGACGAAAAACGCCGGAGCCACTGAGGACGAGGCCTGTGACTTTTCCAATCTGCGGTTCGCTCAGCACAATGATTGGGCTGCTAGAGCCAGAGAAAATTACCTCGCAGATCGGCGGCGCCGCGTAGTGCAGCGCCATTTTCCGGGCGTAGAGGATTTCCCAAACGGTTTGCATTTACAAACCTATCCCAAGGGAGAGCGTCGGCGGGATGACGCCCGCTAATTCCGCTTCCGCCATTCGAGTTGCGATTCTCTCTGCGAGCCGATCAGCGGCGTCCTGCGAAACCACAGACTCGCCGAAGCCGACACCGACGGCAGCGAAACCGCTGTCCGTGAGAGCTACCGTCTTGTTGCTCGTGAAATACCGCAGCATCCGAACCGATAAGTCTTCAATCGTGCCGGCTAGGTCGTCCGCTTGCACGCCCGGGCCGTCGAATCGAACTGCATTAAAAGTGCGTTGGTTTTCACAGGCCGCAGGCTCTCCGCTGTAGTCTTCCGTCCCGTCCAAAGCATACGTCTTGATGTAGCGCACGCCCGCCGGGCCATGAAAAATACAGGCTAACTGAAAAGACTCATCATCGTTTTCAAGTGCTTCCGATTCAGGCGGACAGCTGCCGCTATCTACGCCCTCGGACGCCTGTGTGTGCGCGTCTTCCGTGCGCACGCGGCGACTCTGCGGCTTGAAATTGAAGAGCTGGCTTGTGGCCAGAATTTCTTGATCGTAGCTGAGCGAGCCGCGCTCGACTGAGATTCGTTTTGCAAGGATGGGCTTGAACGCGCCGCGAAGGCCGCCAGCATAGAAGACGCCCATGTCGAGGTCTTCCTCAATGCCGACTACTGCCACGTCGGCGAATTGAAATGCACAATCGAGGCCCGGGGTTTTTTGAGACTGCCCCGTCGGGCCAAAGTAAGCGCGTGTGAAAAATCCCCAGGTAATTTGGCAGCCATTATCGAGGCGCTCTGGGCGAAAAGTCTCCCACAGCCGATTGACGCCGTCCTCATCGAAGCTGACGTGGTATGCCCTCTCTTGGCCCGCGATGACGCCGTAGACCCATTCCACGGGCCGCGTAGCCCACCAGACTCCCATCCAGCTCGGCCCGCTGTCGTCAGACAGGGTTTCCAACGATGCGTTGTTGAGGACCCAGGTGTCGCGATTGTAGATGTCCTCCGCAGGCACAGAGAAGAGCAGGAACTGACCGAAGGCGGCGCCGGCGCACAGGCTGAGGTCGTCCGCGAGCACGTTCTTGCTGATGAAAAGTTCATTATCGCGGATCGGCAAGCGCGCAGCGACTTTACCCAGCGTGGATGCGTCGAAAATTGCAACGCCGGAACTCGTCATCCACGACAGCCGGCCGAAATGGCTGACCATCGAGCGATTGCTTGTGCAGCCTACGTTAGCGATCTGGCGTTGAAAGCCGTCTGTAACAGGCCACAACGAGCGGTCCCGGATATCGGCCTGCACGATGCTAGCATTATGTTCCGTGAACACTAATAGCTGAGGATATTCGATGCTCGGAATCGCGATCATCGCGGTGATGTCGCCACTGAAGCTGAGGCTGGACACGCCGCCAGGGTATTGTTGCTCGCGAAACGAGAACGGATTGCTGATGTCGCTGGCGAAAAGCTTTTCGCGCACTGCTACCCAAAGCCGGTCGCCGATCCATTCCATGACTCCGCCCGCGGGGGTTTCAAACGCAATATCGCGGATATGCCCGGACTGGCTGCCGTCGTAATACGCGGGAGCGGTGAAGCCCCCATCTTGGATGATTAGCACCTGCCGCGGCTCGATAATGTCGATCGCCGAATTCTGGTCTGTGGTTCGCCGTTCCGCCGACTGCACACATTGCTGCCAGAAAAGCTGTTTCGCGTAGGGGAGAAACTGAACGTTGGACAGGATTCGAAAATTCTTGAACGGGTATTCGCTCACGTAGATCACGCCTGCGATGCCTACAAGCATTTGCTCAAGTCCAATGGCGGGGCGAAAAATCGTTGCCCCTTGAAGCTTTCCCTCAGGAAGCTGGGTGATGCACTTGTAGCCAGGGCGGCAGCTGATTAGGCCGCCGACGTTGACACAATTAATTCCATGCCAGTACCCGCCGAGGCGTGTTTGGTCCGGGGCCTTGCTTGAGTCGCAGCCCAAGAAAAAGGTCCCGTCAAAATCGAGTAGTCGCGCGCCGTCTGCCATAAATTATTCCAACCAGTGATCTGATTTATCGCGCAGACCGTTTAGGTCAACGATCTGTAGGGGGTAGAAGAGGGGCGCATCCAACTTTAGCTGCGCTTCAATCTCTAGCCGCGCTGCGTCGGCCTCAAAGGCGTGCGCCTCGCCGAGCTGCAAATCGGCATAGGATTTTACGGCCTGCATCGCCAGGAGAAACGCACGTCGTGACTTCAAAGGTACATGATCATCCTTGCTGCGAAAAGTGGGCGAACCCTTCATATATGACACGCGAGCCCAGCTGCACATCTTATTTAAGGAGACTCTGCGGAATTGTGGCACCTGCTGAAAGGGCTCATAGACGCCTAGCAACACCCCAGTCTGGCCACTGTCGTCCAGGGTTGAAAGACGAACAGAACCAACCGTAATGTCTTTATGGACTCCTGTTATTCGCGCAATCGTCGGCGCCTCGTCATCCGGCAGCGCCGCGCCGTAGATCATGGGCACTGCGTAGCCCGCTTTCCACGCGCCTGCAACTTGGCGCTTCAGAACGTTGCCTTGATCATCGTAACCGAGTAAGATCAAGGACTTGTTATTATCCTCAGGCGTCTCTAAAAAAGCCACGAGCTTGGCGGGCGTAATCAGATCGCGGTATGTATAATAGTTCGCGCCCATGTCCATCCAAGACCAGTCGCACGAGCACCTACAATCACCAGGCCCGTTCAAATGAAATGAAAAATTTTGGGCGTATCCCAGAGAAGGCCGCCCGCCGATGTTGATGGCCAGGACTGTTTCTACTTCCATCGGCAAGGTAATACAGCGGCGTCCGCAACTGCCGCCACAAGGCGAAGTTCCTGTGCAACTGCAGCCGACAGAACAAACGTCGATCCATCCTTTGAGTCCCTCTAAGTCTGCTTTATTTACAATTAGTGACGCCGCATCTCCGAACCAGCGGTACACTTTTTCATCGTCGCAAATGCCCGCGATCTTTTTTCCCTCGTCAAAAATGTCTTTAATTTGAAACACGCGCGCCTTTCCGTAAATTATCAAGCGCAAAAAGCGGTTGATATTATACCACTTAATAGGCCTCTTTGCTCGACATTTTCTCGGACATAATTTTATCTAAGGCCTCTTCCGTGCTGTGGTCTGATTTCGTCGGCGCGTCGTCCTCCGCAACCTTCTTCACCGATTTGACAGATTCTATTGAAAGCACGGAAACCGTGCATGAGTGCATCTTATGATCACCCATCATGCGCTCCGAAGAGCGCTCTTTTCGGAACCGGATCTTCATGACGCCTTCGTCGGGCAAATCCAGGGGCTCCGGGCTGTCGTAGGTGAATTCCGGGTAGTACCCCTCGTCCATGTCTCCCATTGGCATCGCCATCCCGCCGTGCTCCATTTTCAAGCTCATCTTCATAGGTCCTTTAAATAGTGTCAGGTTTTCGCTCGTTTTGACGAATAAATCACGCTCCAACCACCCCCGCCATATAAAGGTCCAGGTTCGTAATCTCCGTATCCGATAAATTCCGGTTAAACATGCCCAGCTCTACCATGTCGAAGGGGTTGAAAAGTCCGTCCACACGTTTGCCGATGAGCGCGGCTGCCACAGCGCTCGACTGAGTAGGGATCGAACCGGAGCCGACTTCGACCCCGTTACGATAGAACTTGAGAAGCGCCGTTCCGGTATCGGCCCGCACAATAAGCCGCTCCCAAAGGGCGGCCGTTAGTCCATCGACTGCTTGGCAGGTATCCGCGCAATAGAAAATCCGCCCCGGGAAAATTGGCGGGTTAATATATGTGCTATATTGCGATACTGCCCCGCTAGTGCCCTTGGATAGCAGCATGGTGTGACTCGTAAATGCGGGGATGTTAATCAAAAAAAAGAAAGTCAGCGGATACAGCAGATCCGTATCTACGCCGTTCGCGACACTGAGGAAATCGTCGATGCCGTCGAAACGAACGATGCCTTTTCCATTAATCACGTTATCGTGCCAAGTCGGCCGCGCGCCAGCGGTCGTTTGCAGCGCGTCAGTAACCCCGATCTGATTTTCTAGCTGATCAATGGTGCCTCCGTCGGCTGGCGGGATTCCGCCAATTAGCATACCCGCGTATCCTTTGAACCAGAGCGTCAGGCCGGTAGTGTCGATCATCGGCGCTGCCGTAATGGCGAACCGATATGGATTAAGAAGCGTTCGCATTATACTGCAGTCCAGTAGATCGTAACGATAGCACCAAGGGCCCCCGTGCCCGCAGTGTCGATATCAAAAGATACGATAGCGTCGTCTGCGATGTTCGGATCGGAAATTACTGGAGGACTTGCCGCTGTTACAGAAGTTGTCTCCCCCGAGTCCACAGTAAGTTTTGTGCTCAGAATTGTGACGCCGGACTCATTGATATCAATTGTCACCACTCCAGCACTTGAGGCCCCCAAAAGGGACGCCCGTATGCCTGTAATGGTTATAGCAAACGGCGCACGAAAATATGCCTTGTTAACGCCTACGGTCAGCGAAGTTATTAAATCCGAAAGGCTGATTTGAAAACTCGCTTCCGCGTCAGTCCCGTTGGTCCCGTTGGTCCCGTTGGTTCCATTTGTCCCGTTGGTTCCATTTGTCCCATTAGTGCCCGCAGCGCCTGCAGCACCTGATGCTCCTGGGATTCCTTGCACTCCTTGATCGCCAGCCGCACCTTGAAAATTCGACTCGGGCGTCAGTCGCAGTCGCAGCACGCCGGGATCGACTTCCACAAGCGTGATTACAGACTGAATATCGCCAGTCGTATAGGGAGCAATCTCAGAGGTTCTCATACGTTATCAAAAGTCCACGGGCTGTCGTCATCGTCGGCCTGAATAACCGTAAAATCTTCATCTTTCCAGATCAGGTCCGGCGGATTGACGACATCTAAAACGAACTGCGGAACGCCGACAGTTTTCGTGCCCCCCGCAGGCCCAGCGCAGTTCCCCTGGTCTTCGATGGGCAAGATCGGATAACAACCGCCCTTGTTCCAGGATGGTGTGCAAGCCATTATGCGAGCCGATCATAAACTACCGTCGTGCGTAAGGCAACCACGAAGATTCTCGTCGCGGTATCCGCTTTTCCGAAAAGCGCAATCGACTGGTTTGCCGCCGTCGTAACCACGCGCGAAACGATGCTAATTTGCGACCGCGCAGTGTCCACAAAATTGTTGATAGAGTGCTCGGTGCCGTCAACATCGGCCGCAAGAGTCGTGTTCCGAAGCTTGAGAAAAGCGTTATCGCTGGTGAGCACGCCAGCAGTGCCGACGAGATCCGCCACTACGCTAACGCGGTATGTGCCTGCGGCGGGCAGCACCACGGCGGGACTGCTGTTGATGAAATCCACTGCGGCATACGCTATGCCGAGGGGGTAATCGGTTCCTATCGGGGCGTAATAGATCCCGTTGTCAGTTGAAAAACTCGTAGCATTGCTTCCGGCTGGCCCAACAGGCCCCGTCGGGCCCGTAGCTCCTGTCACGCTGGCTCCGGGCACTCCGGATAATACAACGAGTTTTCCCGCATTGATAGTCGCCGGTGTGACGGGCAGCGCTTGAAATAGGGTGGCGAAAATTGCGCCGCTTGGATCTGTCGCGGTGACAAGATAGAACCCAGACCCTTCGATCAGAATGTAGGACCCAACCATGATCGCCGGGTTGTAGGCAGTAAGGACAGAAATGTTTGGGGACCCTGAGTCAGGTTGTGTGAAGGATTGCAGCGTTACTGTGTATGCGTTGCGCCCTGCGGCACCCGCGGTGCCGGGCTCGCCTTGCGGGCCGGTGAGCCCGACAATTCCGTCCTCGAAAAGTCTAAGAAAATAACAGGCCAAACCTTCGTCCGCGCC